GCTTCTTTCTTTTCGTGAGCAGCACTTTCTGCTTTCTCTTTTTCTTCTTCAGAAATTGTTTCTTCACCAGATTCGGTTTCTTCGTATTGTTGAACACCAACAGAACCTTTATTCAACGGCATTTGGTTTTTACCAGTTTTGCCTTCAGGTTGTTCTACTGAACCTGTTTGACCTGGTTGACCAGACAACTTCTTCATTGGCTCTGAACCGACTGGAGGAGTAGCACCAGGAGCAGTTGCTGTAGGTGTACCTTTAGTTGCATCTGGAGCAGAATCAGTAGTCTTGGTAACTTGAGTACCAATGTCACCGGCGTCTTTAGTACCGTAAGCAACATCGCCTGTTAATTTTTGTGGTTTATCTTGACCACTTCTTTTACCATTAACAGTACTGTTAAGGATGTCTTTAGCGGCTTCTGACAGATTAAATTTTGACATTTTTTAAATCTCCTTGATTTATATTGGATATTTATATTTAAAGATTTTTGAGGAAATTGGACCAGATGTTTAGACTAACTCTTTCAATATCTGACCTAGAGGCTTCAACGATTTGACGCTTCGCTTCAGTATATTGTTGTTCTGTCCAAATACCATTAACCATTACCCATTCTTTACCTTCCATAATGCCTTGTACAAAAGCATTTGGGGCAGATGGATCTGCTACTATATCTGCCGCTGTGGCTAGATGGAAATCGTCTTGCACAACATTAATGCCGTTAACATTTTTAAGAGAACCCATACCTCTTGATGATACACCAATTTGTGCACCACCTTCAATTAGGCTCTTAACAATGTTTCCCATAGGGGTGTCAAGGATTTTTGCTTTGCCTATCCAATCATTACCTTCTTGACGGAGAGCCACAACCAAATGTGATACTCTGTCAAGATTGATAGATGGGGTGTCTGGATGACCCAGCTCACCAAAGGCACGATTTTTATTAATATATTGTTCTGTATATCGGTTTACTTCTCTGGCCATGGATTCTTTCATATACTTACGACCATTACGATTTACCACTTCTGATTGTAGAAATGGACCTTCAATATACAAAGACTTCTTGCCGTCTTTTTCTTCAGCAAGATAGTTTAGTGTTTCGGTGACTTCTGTTATTAACTTCATTGTAGTCCCATAGCCTTTCTTTTTAATATAGACCTTTGTCTTTTACGCATTGACAATGCTTGTTTAGCCCGTCTTTTAAACTTAGACCTTTTGGCTGCCATGACATGATGTCTATGCTCTTGGGGTGTTATTCTTTTCAATTGACCACCCCTAATTGTAAAACCTTTTATAGCAGACTTTTTAATTCTGCGTTGTATCTTACCTTTACGAACCCTTACACGAATGAGTTTTGTTCTACCCATTCGTTGTACGTTACCTTCATTGATATCAAAATTGATACCATCAACAACTGTTGCTAATTTATCAGCAACTATTTCTTCCATCCTAAGTGTTAATTGTTCTTTAGCGGCAATCAAATTACCACTATAAAGACAATCAATAAAATCTTTCATTATGGTTTTAGACCATAATCACCGTAATTAAATGCTGCAGGATCATTAAATTGACCACGCTGATAATGAGCATTGTCTTTACGGAGTTCAATAATCATGGTGTAACTATCATTAGCAGCCATACCTCTAGTGACGATACCTATATCACCGTTTACACCTGCGCCACCATTATTTGGAATTGTTGTCCAGTTGCCCATACCATCAAATTCACCATTACCATTTAGGTTCATTAAAGGCACATTGGTGGTGGCTTTCCAGTATAACTGTACATCACCGCCGGCAGCACAATCGTACCACAATCGATTTAACGATAAACCATAATATGATTTAGCTGTATTACTAGCACTTAAATGTGTTCTTAATGGCACATTGTTTGCATCTAAAGCACCATACAAAGTATTAGCTTGAATACGAGCGGTGTTTGATTCTTGACCTGAACCATCAAAATAACCTGTTAACTTGATAACACAATGTTCTGTGGTATCTTTAATTACTTGATATGTAAATGAATTTGACATCTTTTATCCTATATGAATACGGTTTAGGTATTTATTCTTCTTGCCCTTGTGGCTCTTGAGGTTCTTCTTCTTGCTCTTCTTGTGAAATTAAATTCTTAGCAACCTCTTGTTTATAAGAATCTATATGTGCCGCAACACGGTCATGAATACTTGCATAAAGAGCATTTCTCATTTCTACAGCATCGTCAGCTGCAGCATAATCAATAATGTTTCTTGTAGTCATAATTTATCTCCAATTAAATATTTATAGTATTTGCTTCAATTTATCAAACGTGCCAACAGACTCTTTCTTCTGTTGTTTTTGTGATGCTTTTTGTAAATCTAATTGATGTTGTTGGTCATCAGGATTCTGTGGTTGTTGTGGTACTTGTGACAACATTTGTTGTTGTGCCACATCGTTTGTAACACCAACTGGTAATCCAAGACCCATTTCTTTTTCATCATCAATTTCATCTTGCATCTGTTTAATCTCATCATCATTTAAACGTAACACGTTCCTTTGAATCCAAGATTGTGAGAAATAACGACCTGTGTATGGGTCAATTGCACCCAACAACTGTAAACGATTGGTCATTAATTCTGCTTCTTTAAGTTCACTAAAGTTATTATCTTTAATAAAATCAAAATGAATATATTGTTTAAATTCATTCCACTCATCAGCAGTACAAATACCTTTTAATACACATTGAGTACGCAATGCTTGAATGAATAATTCTGTAAACTTAATTCTTAAACGGTCTACAAATTTAGCAAACTTTAATTCGTCACGGGTAACTTCTGCTACACGACCAATTGAAAAACCTTGATTTGGTTCTAGACGAGAGATTGGTACACACAAGGCACCATACAATTTCTTTTGGAAGTACTTAACATCTTCCAGTTCACCTAAATTTTGACCACCAGGTAATGTAGTAATTTCTGTACCTTTTCCACCTTCACGGCGAGGTAACCAGAAATCTTCCATCATTGATAAGAACTTACGGTCATCACGAACTTCACCTGTGTTGGCATCATATACGAGTTTGTTCTTGTATTTTACCATAATGTCACGGAGGTATTGTTCTGCCTTTAATTTTGGAAGATTACCCACATCAATGTAAAAAATACGGCGCTCAGGGGCACGGCTAATACGATAGATAACAGTAGCATCTTCAATCATCCTTAACTGATTGAGTGGTTTAATTGCCTTATGTAAGTAAGACAACACAACAGCTCTACGAGAATCCATAAGTCCAGAAACAACAGAAACAATAGAGTCAGTAGTAATACGAACACCAACTGGACCATAGTTTGCAGAAGAACCAGTAACTACTTTATCGTTGTAAATGTAGTATTCGTTTACCACATTAACAACATCAGCACCGGTTCTTTCATCTTTTTGTTTTTTAATCTCACGAACTTTACGGAGTTTGCGTGGATCAATATATCTTAATTCTTTAATACCTGATGTAGGATTTTCTTTGTCGATGATAATGTTGTAATATAATCTACCATCTACATAGTACCTACGAAAAATGTCTTGAGCCATATTCTTATAATTTAATAAACTAAGAATATTGCCAAATTCATCTTTAATTGCTTTTTTGATTTTCTCTGGTTGTTTTAGATTATCCAAAACAATCTCAATGATTTTACCATCGTCATCTTGACAAATTGCTTCATTCATAATATCATCGATTGCAGATTCAATCTCTGGTTGCATTGCCATTTCACGGTAACGAGAAATGAGTTCAACCTCATTCTTGGCCGTACCATCTAAATCTACATATGTACCATAGTATGCCGCAGAGGTAATAGTAAGAGCACCATCTTCATTGGAAGGTGGCGTAAAAGATGGTTGTGATAATTGTTCGAGATCGTTTTTGTCCCGAGAAATTGTAAAACCAAAGAGAGAAAATTTATTATTAGTAGCTGCCATATTTTATAAAATCCAATTCAAGTAAACATAAATGGGGACCAAAGGCCCCCATATAAAAACATATTAAGATGTTGTATTTGATTCCCAATATTGGAAAGCAAATGTTACACCGTATTCTTCAATAGAGTCGTTTGAACCCCAATCCAAATCGATTGCTGCAATATCTACAGGGAATAATCCAACAAACTTATAAGACTTTAATTCTTGTCCGGCTTTACCATATTGAGTAACAATTGCATCAACTGAATATGATGAAGGATTAACCGCTGCACCATTACGAACATTGCTGGTGTGGCTGTTAATTGAGTTCATCCAAGATTCTAAAGAATTACGGATGGCAAAATCTTCATCGTTAATGATTTGTAGTGACCAATCGGTAAATGTTCTGTTGCCAGCAAACTTCAACTCACGACCAAAATAATAAACAGGCACAGTACCAATTGTTGAACCCGGTAACTGTGCAGTTTTGGCCATGAAAGTTGTTTTTTGACTAGCAGCAGTACCGTTTGCTGCAACTGTTGGGAATGTTAAAGAGACCTTAAATAGATTGGGACGGGCTCCGTCACCGATCATATTTGCTCTAAATTCTGCTACATTGAATGTCATTTAATTTCTCCTATTATCGTTAGTATTTATTAGACTGCACCAACGACTGTTGTGAAGTCAACGCCAGTACCAACAGCAACAAAATTCAATTGAATGAAATTAACTGAACGAGCAGGCTTGATGTAAATATCACCAACAAACTGATTACTATCAATAACTTGTGGTGTATTATTTGTTGTATCACAAACCACTTTAAAGTCTGTAATACCACGGCGTCCTTGAATATCTCTCAGGAATGGAGTTACCAATGCCACAAATTGTGCTCTTGTAAATTCATCATTAAATTCGAACAATGAATATTGTGCCGCTTTGGCAATTGCCTTTTCAAGTACAATAAACAATCTACGAACATTAATTCTATCAAATGCAGAAGGTTTAGATTGTAAAGTTTTGTCACCAAACAACACAACACCTTGACCAGGGAAAGAACAAACTGGATTAACACCAGCCGCATACAATGTATCACGGAATGTTTTGTTTGGATTCCATAACAATTTGATAACATTCTTAACAGCACCACGATTAAATCCAGCAGGTGAATACCATGGATCACGAACTGTATCTGTATTAACACAAAGACCAGCAACGTCACCATTTAACGGTACATAACGATAAACATTGTTATATTTGTCGTAAATATATTTCCAACCAGAATCGGCAACAACATAAGAACTTGAACGATCCAAACTTGTCAACCAAGTTTGAATACCTTCTATTGGAGTTTGTGTAATCGTGTCGATTGCGGATAGTGGTGGAGTAATAAATGCCACACAATCTTTACGAGAATTTGCAATATTGTCTATCACATATTGTTGTACGTTTGCGCCAGCATCACCTGTTAATACCAAAGAAATGTCAACCAATTCTTTGTTTGAGAAATAATCATAACCAAATTCCAAATTACCATCGGTAACCGTAACATCAACTCCACCACCCAATTGAATTATTTTTGATGTTAACAATTGAGTAAATGCTGTTGATGAAGATTGTCCCCATGAAGATGATGTGTTTGCATAATCAACAGGATCTACAGCATAAACATATGCAGAACGGTTGAAAATAACTTGTTTGTAATAATTTGATGTTCCATTTATCGAAGCATCTGAAGCTTTAGATAAGAAACCAAATGTTTCCAATACGGTACCAGCTGTACCAGTAAATTTACCCCCAGCATCCACAACAACAACGTGAATTTCATCATTTGTACCACCAGCATTAGAAACAAAATCTGAAGTTCCTGGTGC